CGCGCCCGTACTGAATGGATATCGGGACAGCAGAGTAATCGTTCCCGCTGTGTCCGCGCCCGCATACGTGGACCGGGAAGATATCGCCGCGTCGAGGTTGGTAAGACCCCCGCGCACGGCGTCCTGATTGTCCCAGCCGGTAAGTTCGATTTCGAGTGTCAGCGGAGCCATGCCGGTGGCACCTTTGAGCATCACCACCGTAGAGTTGACGCCCGTCGCGAGAACCGCATCGGGAAGGTCGATGCGGTACATCCCCGGAAGATTGGTCGCGTCGATCTCCACGAACCCGCCGGACGAGAACGCGCCCGTAGGCGTCTGAGTTACGAGCGTGATTGCCGCCGCCACCGCTCGCGGGCGCACGTAGTAGGCCGTCAGGCCCGCCGTGTTGTAGAGCAGCCCCGTCTTCCCCGCGCCGGTCGTGACGGTGGAATCCTGAATGAACACAGTTTGCGTCTGGGAGGTGGAGCCTTTCAGTAAAGATAATTTAGCCATTCATTCCTCCCCCCATACCAAGGCGGCTTAACATTGACGGGCTTGCGATATGTCCAACCGGTCGGAAATGCCACCTATTCCCCCGTCGCCGTTGCTGGCGAGGTTAGTTCCCGAAAACTATGAATGTTCGATCAGCCGCCTGTGCCGCCCCGGATGTGATCTTGAGCTTTCGGCAGGGACTTATATCCGGCAGCAGCAGAACTTTCCCCCCCGTTGTCGCCGCGTAGGTAAAATCAATCAGGGCCGTTGCGCTGTAATTCGTCGCCATCGTGCCGAAGTTTGTGCCATCCACGCTACAAGAGAGCGCGATCGCGGCGCTGGTGATCGTCGGGACGTACAGATACGAATGGTGCCCGACGTTCGACGGCAGGGTGAAGGTGACGGTCGTATTGTCGGCCACGGCCCCACCCGTGAGAGTCGCGGATCGCTGCCAGGACTCCCAGGCGCCGGCCTGGACAGGAACCAGCGTCAGGACGAGCAGGATAAGTAGAGCGAGCTTTTTCATCGGATCCCCCTTACAACGAGAATGGCGTCGACCGATGGGTAGCCCCACCGGTTTCTTCTTTTGCGAATCTCAGCCGGAGGTTTTCCCGGGCCTCGAGATAGCCGTCTTTCCATTTCTTTTTGTCCTCTGCCGAAATCCCGGTAACGTACATGCTGGACTTGTTCAGGCAGGACATGAGAAACGCCTCTTCCGCGTTTTCGCTCCACCAATTCGAATTTGGAGCAACCCCACCTTGCGGAACCGTCGTGGAGCTCGTCAGCACCGGGAGGCGCCGGTAATAGCTCCAATCCCGGGTGTAGGCTGCATCCGTCACGAAATCGAAATAGAAGTCATCGGCGATCCGCGTGATTCGGCGAGGAACCCCCGGAGTCGTGATGGATGGGCGCTCTCTGTGCAGGACTCGCGTGGACTCACGGCCGTCGACGACGTATCGGATGCCGTCCTTTTGCAGTTCCAGGAAAATGAGCTCGAGGAAATCCGAGGGAAGCGCTAATGATGCCGTCGCCGCCGCAATGGAAGCCGTGGCGGGATGGTATTCCATCGGCCGGATCCTCAGGTTGTCCTCGAGGTCGCGCTGGCCAAACCGGATCAACGTCGGCATGATTTTGTCGAGTGAGCTCTTGTTCAGCCAGTCGGAAATCGCCTGGGACAGCTCCGAATAGTTCATGCTTGCCCCTTTTCATAGCCGGGGAGGATCACACGGCCCTCCCCGGCTTCGCGTGTCAAGTTACGGAGTGCAGAAGTACGTTTTCCCCTTGTTCGTTATGAGCCAAATCTTTGTGAGGGTCGCATCCCACTTCATCGCTACGATGCCGGCCCCGGGAGTCGTACAGGCTGCAAGGGTTGTCGCTGAAATGGCGTTCCCGGAGATCGTATGTCGGTAAATCTTCCCGCTGGCGGTCCCAATGTAGGTGTACGTCCCGGTCGCCGGGTAGACGATCGCGGTGAGCTTTTCCTTTGGGATGGTCGCAAGCAGCGTGACGGCGCCGGTGGAAATGCTCTGTGAATAGAGATTGCCTTTCGCCGTGACAACGTACAGGACGGAGTTGTCCACACCGGTAATTGCCGTAAACGGGCCCGGATGTTCGGTGCCGACGGCCGTGAACGTGACGGCCATCGCCGGCGCTGCCGTCAGAAACAACGTCAAAATTGCAAAGATGATCGCTTTTCTCATCGAACCCCCCTTGAGGGTGGGGAGGGGGATGAGGCCCCCTCCCCGTCAGCTTGATGGTTGCCGGCCTACGGATCCATGGTGTAGATGGCGGTTAGTTTGAGCGTTCCGGTCGCCGCTCCGGTAGCCGGCGCCGCCGTCGCGGAAATCTGGATCGTATCCGCGGCCGCGAACAGCTTCTGCGATCCCCCAGGGACGGAGAGACGGACGATTCCCCCCGCCTGTCCGACCGTGGATTGGCTGATGAAGGCTTCGAGCGCTCCGGTGTACCCCACGCTCAAGGTGATCGCCGGGGATCCGTCGCTGTCGAGATCCGGAACGTCGAGGATGACGTCCAAAAGAGTTGCGCCGGCCGGGATCTTGACCATATGGATCAGGTCATCGAGCTCGAGCGCCGCGGTCAGGGCGTAGACGGCCGAAACCGTCTCGTAATTGAGCTTCGCCCGGGGTTGAATGCCGCTCCCTACTGCGCAAGGGGCCGAATAGAAGGTTGTCGCCATAGCTCCCCCCCCTCCCTACGGATCCATCGTGTAGAAAACGGTGAGCTTGAGGATGCCTTCGGCAACCCCCGTGGTCGGCGCGGTTTTCACCTTGAAGTCGATGGTGTCCTCCGCGGCGTACTGATACTGCGAGGAACCCACGACGGATCCCGTGGAGCCGGGGCGAACGATTGCGCCGGCCGAGGACCGCCCCTGCACGGCACCCGTGACGAAGCGGGCTTCGGATCCCCCGTCTCCGAGGGCCCACACGATCGCGGTTCCGGTGTCGAGCCCCGTCGCCGGGATGTCGAGGATCCAATCGGTGACGGTCGCCCCCGCGGGGATCTTGACCATCTGGATAATGTCCTCATCCACAAGGGCCGCGAGGAAGGTGTATTGACCGGAGACGGATCCGGCCGCAAGTCCGGCCCGTGCCGGCTTGCCGTTTTTTACGTTGTCACTCTGGAAGGTGGAGGCCATGGTTTACCCCCTTCCTTAATGCGCTGCCGCGTAAGTGTCACACGCGAACACGCCGAAGTCTTTGGAGTTGTAGACGGACTTCTTGACGCCGAAGATCGACCCGGCCGCCACGCCGAGCTGATTCCCGTAGTCGAACAGCTTCTCCTTCCAGGAGTACCGCGCGACGGTTTCCCCGCCGCCGTTCCCGAAGGCGATCGCCCCCGCCTGGGCGCCCAGGAACAGCGCGCGCGCCGCGGCGAGGTTCGTGCCGGCGCCGTAATCCGAGAACCGGATCACGTTCCGGTGGGAGTGCAGGATGACGCCGCGATACTCGCCCAGGGATCCCGTGAACAGAGGGTTTCCCTGGCCCTGCGCCGCGGCTGCGGCCTTCTGGATGTCGGCCCATTGCCCCTGGCTCATGTTCGTCCGGAGGTCCGTCACCTGGTACGGATGGAGAAGCATGATGTACTTCTTCTCCCCGTTGACCATGATCGGCTGGATCATCGGGTCGAGGGTTTCGGCCCGTTCCACCAGCGTTTCGATCAGGCCCAGGGTGAAAATGTCCGAGCTGGTCAGGCCCACCTTCGTCCCGACCCCGGCGTACAGGATGTGATTCGCGTCCGGCGCGCTCAGGGCGTTGCCGGCGAAGCTGGTGAAGCCGACCGGGAGGGTGAGCGTGGTGTCCACGCCCCGGGCGCCGGACAGGTAGACGAACATGAGCTCGTCGAACCGTTCGGCCCACCAGGTCGAAAGAGCGTCCCGACCCAGCTTGCGCATGTCGTACGGGACACGCTGCTCCGACGCCTTCCCCTTGGAGCGGGTGGCATGCCGGAGCTGGTTGACCAGCACGGAATCGTCGTAGAATGTCAGCGATTCCTCGTTGCCCTCGAGCGTGGCGTCTCCTTCGACGCCGGCTCCCCGGAGCTTCATCCGGAGGCCGTACGTCACCTTGTCGCCGGCGTTCTTCTCGAGGTCGGTTTTCTTCGTGATGATCGACCCGATCCACTTGCCGAAGTACATCTTCTTCTCGGCTTCTACGGCAAGCGAAGTGCTCCACCGTTTGACCGCGAGAGCGTCGTTTACTCCAAATTCCGTCTGTGCCATGGGTTTCTACCCCTTTTTTTCAGATTTTCCCGGCCAGCCATGCCTCTTGCTGGTCCGGGGGAAGCTTTGCGAATTCCTCTTCTCCCCCGATGTTCAGTTTTTCGTCGGGAGACTTTCCCGGGATCTTGTGAATGCTGGGATCCCCCTCCACGATCTTGAATTTCGCCATGAGCTCTTTCGTCACGGCCGCCGTGATCGTCGGCGTCAGCTCCGCGGTGAGCTTCGTGCGCATCGCCTCTTCATTCGGCTGGCTGGTGAGCTTCGCCAGCATCTTGAAGAATTTCGGCGCGTCCTTCCCGCTGGCGCCGATCATGGTCCGGATGGCTTCCTCGTTGAATCCTTCGCCCAGCATCAGCTCTTCCATTTGCGGGGCGATATCGAGGAAATTCGGAACGGCTGCGTTGATCTCCCGTTCCATTTCACGGCGCGCGATATCCGCACGGAGAGAGTTGATTTCCTCCGTGAGCACGGTCATCGCATTTTCCGGATCTTCGAGGATGAGCTCCGCGGCCGTCTTGCGGGGCTCTGTCGGAACTTGCTTCCGAAGCGCCTCGAGCTCTGCAGCTAAAGCTTGCCGCGCACGACGTTCTTCGTGCAGGGCTGCCAGGGGCACGGTCCGATCGTCCTTCGGCGGCGCTGGCGGCGGGGTCGGGGGGGCCGGAGGATCCCCGGGTTTCGGATCGGCCTCTTTTCCAGGCGCTGGCGGCGCGGGTGTCACATCAGGAGTGACAGGTGTGGGTAAAGAGGGGGGTGCCCCCGTTTCTACGCCAGTCAACTCCGCTTCGGTCGGTTCGGCTTCTACCGGTCCCTGTACTGCAAAATTCTCACCTGACATTTGGATCCCCCTTTTTACGCCTTGGTAGGCGATGCCGCTTTGTCGCCAGCGGCCAGCGGTTTTGGAGCAATCAAGAATTCAGCGGCCGAAAGCGCCGTTTTGTCCGTCATCTTTTCGATATCCCCAAATTTCTCGCCGGCCGCGAGGCGCTTGATGATCTCTCTCGGGCTGGTTCCGTCAGGCAGTGGCGGCCCGGGCGGCGCCTCGGGCGGCGTGGCCGGTGCGGCCGGCGCCGGAGGCGGCTTCTCGCCCTTGATCTGATCGGACAGGATCTTTTGCTGCGTCAGTACGTCCTGCTTGGCCGCGGCTTCGGCCAATTTCTCCATAACCTTGTCCTTGTTCGGGATATCGGTCATCTCGAAGGCCACTTGCATCACGGGGATGGCGATGTCCGGCTGCATCTTCGAGGCGAAGTCCATCAGCGTCCGGCTCATCCATTGCCGCGTGGTTTCCGTCTCCGGATGATCGGCCACAACGATATCGTACCGGCCTTGCGAGATCGTATTGACCCCGCCCTTGTTGAACGTGACGAATTTATCGCCGCCCGTCTGATCGTCGGTGATCCGGATGACCTTCTCGTACGTCCAATACTGGCGCATCATAGAGAGCATCAGCTCTCCCATGCGGCGCTTCGTCAGACGGAGGTTATCGAAGGGCTCCGTGTTGACCGTGGCGCCCTGGCGCTGACGCGCCTCGATCGCTATGCCGGAGCGCGCGTTCGTTTGCTGGCCCATCTGTTCCTGCACGGCCCCGGAAATCTCTTGGAGCTCCTGTTTCGCCTCCTGCATGATCTTGAAGTGCTCCGCGGCGACGGCGGTATCCTGCTGGAACTGGAAACGCTTCATGTTGAGCGCGCCCTGGTTCAGCTCGATCCACGCATCCGGCCGGCTGATTTCCGTTTTCGCGTGATTCGGATCCTTGAAGGCGCCCGTTTCGAAGAAAACGCGGCGGGTCGTGATGATGTGCGAATACTGGCTGCGGTTTTTATTGATCTCCCGCTGCGGATCCTTCATGTTGCGGACCATGCCGTACGGCCGGCCTTCCTCGTCCATGTAGCAAATGAACGGGATCAGCGGGAATCGGTTGTGCTCGTAAGCGGTCGGCTTCTCAGGCTCGAGGATCACGTCGCCACAGAAAATCACCACGTAGATTTTCTGCGTGGGGCGCTTGGACACGCGGATCACGTTCGGGTTTGCGACGATCGCGGAGCCGTGGGCCTTCATTTGCTCCGCGGTCACTTCCATCACTTCGCCGTCTTTCAGTTTGAGGAAGATCCCCATCGACATTTTCTTGAAGTACATCTTCACCAGCCGGACGCGCTCCCGGGTGGTGTCGCAATACTGGACCGGCGCTCCGTCCGCGTACTGATCGGGTTTTACTTCGACGTCCTTGACGGGTGTGGTGTTCTCGCCCCTGGCGTCCTGCATCATGGACGTTAAATTTTCGGCCTTGTCCGGCCAGGTGGCTTGCGCTATGTCCAGGTCGACCCAGCGATCCTCGAAGATGTAGCGCGCATCGTCCAGGAGGATATCGCGCGCGTACGGATCCCAGCCGACCTTGTGCCAGTCCTTGTACTCGATGGCGATCTCTTCTTCCATGGGATCGTCGTTGAGGCAAATCTCGATCCAGCCGATGCCGGCTTTTAAGCCATCGAAGAAAACATCCGAAACCTTGTGGTCGGAGTTATTCTGATCCTGAATGTATTTGAAGCCGGCCGTGATCGCGTCCGCTGTCCCGCCGTCTTGCGGGCCGCGAGGCTTCGCGTCGATATCCGTACGGCTGCGGATCTCGATCCCCTTCTGTAAATCGATCGTGGGCTTGATCCGGTTGATGGAAAGAACCGGCCGGCCCTCGCCCTCGAGCTGCTTTATGTCCTTGTCCCGCCATTGGCCCCGACCGCCGTGATAGAACCGTGAATCCTCGCTCGAGTCCACGCGCCATTCGTTCGAAGTGCTGTTCCCCTCCTGATACCAGCGCTTGTACTTCGCCAGTTCGGGCGGCGGCGCGTCCGGTGCGGATTTCGGCGCTTCGGTTGTCGGCGTATCTTCGTACGTGGCCATCAGACCCCCATCCAGCTACGACGGGCTGGCTCGTCTTTGTACGGATCCCGCTTGGCGGCCGCGCTCTGCTCTTCGGCCAGCCCAAAGGTCATGTCTTTCAGGACTTGGGTGTACAGGTAGGCGATCATGTTCATCCCGTCATCGTGCCAAACGGGAAAATTGCGCAGTTCCATCTTTAATCGCTCGATATAGTTCATCGGGATGGCCGTCGAATAGAAAATCTTGCTGTTATTCAACGGCCACGCCAGCGCGGACTCGATCATCTTCTCTTTCCAGCGCCCGCCTTTTGATCCCTGGCCCAGCGGGTGAAGAAGAATGCCGTTCCCGCCCCGCTCGAAATTCAAATACCGGCCGATCGCTTGCAGCGCCTTCGCCACATGCGTATGCGTGGCCGAAAGGCCGATCTTTTCCACGCCGACGCCCATGATCATCCCCGCGCGGAGGTACATCCGGACGATCTGCTCGATCGCCTCGCTCTCGCTGGCCGGCGTGATCCAAAGATCCTCGATGAAAACCTTGCTCTGGCCGATATCGTCGGTGAACGGCTCCACGCCCAGCACACCGACCGCCCAGGAGTCCAGTCCCGCACCGGATCGGATCTTCGCTGTGGCCAGATCGCCGGCCTGATCCACCAGGAGAAACCGGTACAACCCCTTGGGGATCAGCCGACGCTCGATCGGCAGGAGAAAATCCGGGTTGAGCTTCATGTCCGACAGCGGCGAAGGGTCCAGAAGTTGCTGACAGTTGAAGGTCCGCGTCAACCGAAGGTCGTTCCAGCGCTCTTGCGACAAGAAAACCGGCTTCCCGGTCGCCGTGCCGTCATCAGACCCCGGCTTGAACCGGTAGAAGTACCGCGGCTCGCCTTCCGGCGTCTTGATCCCACGGATGTAGGTCAACGGGTCTACGTGGTGGTAGTACGTGCCGATCACCCGATGGTGGCCGCCCTCCGTCCCGAGGTTCTGGCTCGAGTCGAATTTCTGCTTGACCTTCTCCATCATGTCGACGGAATCGGCCATGTCCTCCGTCGAGATATCGTCGTACACCCGCCGATTCAGGTGGAACCCCGTCGGCATCCCCTCCGTCAGCCCCCACGCGCTGATGTTCGGCTCCTTCCGCGTCGATCCCCGCCGAAGAATCAGCCCTTCGTCCAGGGACCACAACGGAGCTTCCTTCTCGCAATCGGCGAACACCACGTCACGGAAACAATCGTGGAGAATCTTCTCGTTCTGGAAGGCTTCCTTGATGGAGAAGAGGAACTTTTTCGCTACCGGCCGGACGTATGAAAAAATCCCCGTCGCGTGGTCAGGGTTTTTAAGGGTGTACTGGATCGTCTCCGCGATCGTGATGATCGTGCTCTTGAAATGTTCCCGGGCCCACAGGTCGAGCGTGTAATCCTTCGGGCCTTCCTCAACCTCCCGGCAGACCTTCACCACGAACGGGCAATTCGCAATCGGGATCTTGAGTACGAAAAAAACGATGAAGAAAAGATCGTCCAAAATAAGCTTCCGGAGAGTGTCGATCGCAAACTTCCGGCCTTCCTCGCCGGTCCCGGCTTCCGCAATCCGCTGCGCAACCTTCCGGTAGTCGTATTTGTACGGGCAATCTGGCCGCCACTCGAATTTCTGCCCGTTGATCTCGATCACATCATCCCCTTCGGCATGCCCTTGGGAGGTTTCATGGGCGAGATCATCGGCTTCATCGGCTTGGCCACGGGGGGATACATCGGGGCCTTCCCCGCCGTCGAGCGCCGGCGTCCCGGTGTCCAGCCGTGATCCACGGCGTTCAGCAATCGCTTCTGCGCCATCGCTTTCTGAAAACTCGTCGCCTTCGCCTTCACACCCCCGGGAGTGCTCACCCGAACCTGATCTCCTGGCAACATCTCCATCTTCACCGGCATGGCGTCCTGCCCCCCGATCTAATGACCCGTGAGCAACCGAAACAGCAACGACAACACCCCGGCGACGATGAACACGATCGCAACGCCTCGGAAAAATCCCCCGTCATTCATCGGGAACGTCGATCCAAACGATCTTCCCCGTCTCCGGATCCCGCGTCGGAACTCGCTTCGTGCCCTTCGGCTTCGGTGGGGGAGGTGGGGGAGGCTTTGGCTCATCGCCTATTCCCTCAAGTAGTCTTTTTCGAGACATGATCTTCTCGAAAATCGAGGGCTCACCCATCAATGCGTCTCCTGGCCGGGTAGTGAGAAGTAGGGAAATACAGCAATGTGAAATGAAATTTTTTCGAGGATGAACTGCTGTAGGACCGGACACCCTTCGTCTGGAATCTTAAAAATCTGCGCCGACAGCAGGGGGGGTCTTATTTGAGGCGAGGCCGATTCGGCCGGGGGCCTACCCCCCCCCTCTCGCGCCGGGGGAGGACACACACGCACATCCTCGGCGACCGGCTGGCGAGGATCATTTGACATAATA